TTCGGCAGTAAACGCTATAGGCAATATCCCGCCAGGAGTAACATCAGGCGGTTAGTCCAAGTAAATTATAATCTAAAATCTATTTTTTGAAGGAATAATATAAAATGTTACCAAAAATACAACATCCAATATTTGAATTCAACATTCCATCGTTGAATAAAAAGTTTCATTTTCGACCTTTTCTCACAAAGGAAGAAAAGATACTCCTTATTGCAAAATCCAGCGAAGACAAAACAGAAATTCTTCGAGCAATCAAGCAAATAATCAACAATTGTTCTTTGGACAATTTAGATATAGATAAACTTGCAATGTTCGATATCGAATATTTGTTCCTGCAACTTCGTTCGGTTTCGGTCAATAATATCGTAAAGGTTTCTTATAGAGACAATGAAGACAATGAAATATACGATTTTGATGTCGATCTTTCTAAAATAGAAGTTATCATTCCAAAAGTTGAAAAGAAAATTATGGTCGATAAGAATGTTGGTATATTGATGAGATATGCTCCTGCTTCTATCGTCGATGAAATGGATTTCACCAAAATAGAAAACGATCTTCTGTTCGATATAATACTCAAATGCATCGATTCGATATTCGATAAAGAAGATGTTTACGATCCTGCAACTTATACAAAAGAAGAATTGGAATCGTTCCTTGACAATTGTGGCATAAAAGTGCTTGAAAAGATTCAAGAATTTTTACAAAATGCTCCAAGGATGAAATATGAAATCGACTATACAAATAAAAATGGCAATTCAAGAAAGATTGTATTGGATAGTTTGACAGATTTTTTTACGTTGGGTTGAGTCATAACAGTTTAGAAAATTATTATGTCTCAACATTCAGTTTAGTTCAACATCATAAATACAGTATTACAGAAATAGATGAACTAATTCCTTTTGAACGTGATCTTTATGTAGATATGCTTTTAAAATATTTGCGGGAGTTAGAAGAAAAAAGGAATATGCTCAATGCCTAGATTCGATATGCCCGCAAAAAGTTCGGCAACACCGATAAACGATACAACCAACGTTGTATCGACACCGATTGCAAATACAGATCCAAATTCACAAATAGGAATGGCTGCACAATCTATACCAGTACAGCCAGTCCAACCTATCGCTTCACCTGTAACAATAAACACTGCTTCTTCATCTCAATTTCAAAATCCTGTATTGAATACTCTTCAAGCACAACAGGCCATAGATTCTGCTCGTGCAAATACAATAGATGCAGAAACAAATAAAGAAATACAAGAAGAACAAATATCCAAACAAGAAGAGCATTGGATAAAAGCATATTGGAGACCAACAATGGGTTGGCTTTATATGCTTATATGTTTTATGGATTTTGTTGGGTTTCCAATGATATCCGTTTTTCTTCCTATTGTTATGAAATCGTTTGGTATTGTTGTTGCATATAAAGAATGGGCTAGTCTTACTTTGTCCAATGGCGGATTGATACATTTGGCATTTGGTGCTATTCTTGGTGTATCGGCTTGGACTAGAGGCCAAGAAAAGTTGATTAGATAATGAGTGGTGCTATAGCAGGATTAGCTAGAGGTCTTTTAACTGGCGCGAAATCAGTTGGTCGAGCTGGTATAACTGGCGCCAAATTTGCAGCCAGAGAAGGATTGAGTGCTGCTGGTTCTTTTATTAAAGATTTATTTTCAACTCATGATACAGGATCGCATGGAAAAAGTAAAGATGCGTCCAAAGTAAGAAACGCATCTGAAACGGAAAATTATTCTAGCAATAACATCAATATAATCCTTAACAATTTAGTAAAAAATACGGAAATAGCAGCAAATAATGCTGAATTGATATCGGACGAACAATTCAATCATATAACAATTTTAGAAAATATACTCGATACTGTCAAAAAATTAAATTTCAATCAGAATAATAAACCAACTCCAGAAATTAATCCCAATTTACCAAACACTCGAAAAAATCCTGAACCAAAAACTAGACAACCAAGACCTAATGCAACTCCAAAATCTGAATCAAAACCAGGACCTAATGCAACTTCACAACCTAAAGTAAAACCAGGATATACGACAACACCTTCAGGAAAATACAGAGATATAAAAACTGGTAGATTTGTTTCACCCAAAATAGCTATCGAAGCGATAACTCCAAATGCTACAAAAATATTCAAACCAACAAATATTTTAAAGGGAGCTTCAAAGGGAGGAATTGCCGGTATTTTAGGTGGTATGGCGTTGGATTATGGTGCAGAAAAAGCCAGAGAAA